TTAGGTAACGATGTTACCCGTAATACCGCCCTAGAGCTGTAAATGAGCCATCCTTATTGATCGGCACTAACGTGGGTGTTAGCGTCTTTCCTACGGCTTCTAGTATAGCAATACCCATCTGCCAATTAGCGCTTCCATAGCGGATATAAGAGGCTTTTTTTCTATCCATAAGATTACCTACCTCAACCCCATATAATGGTCTGTAATGGCTTCCTATGGCTTCTGTATAGGCACTCATGCCCAGTCTATGGCTATGTCCTGCTATGACCGATTTGCCCCATTTTTTAGCCAAGTTAAGAGCTGTGATACCTGCGTGCTGACTCATGCTGCCCTCATCGCCATGTGCTAATACCCAGCCAGGATGAAACTCATACGCTGTCTTATGGTAATCAATGCCCATAGATGCAAAGTCCATGAACTTAGGATATTGAAGCTCTGGTAAACCTATTAAGCCAGGTGCTTTGAGAAGTGTGCTGTATAGACGGTCAGTGTGGTTAGATCTAATTACCGAGGCTTTTTTACTGTACTCAGTAAGATCCCAGAGAATGTCTTGACAAGCTGCACGATCTTCATTAAGAGTCTGACTGTAAGCCAAAGGTGTGCCATCGGCCCACTTGCTAATTGTCTGAAAGTCGATCTCATCGCCAACACATAAAACCTCATCAAACTTCTCACGTCTTGCCAGTTTAATGACGTTCTTGACTGCCTGCTCATGATGGTATGGGATTTGTAAATCGGATATAACTAGCCAACGCTTAATCTTCATCCTCTTCTGTAGGATCAATACTAGGTATGATGCCGCCATCACCAACTACCCAGTCAGGCATGGTTGCCCGATCTGATACAAAGTACAAAGCACAGCTATCACTAAAGCCAGCCTTCTTTGCAGCCTTAAAGATTTCATTCATAGCAATATAATGCTGATCTAACTTAGATAATGGCTCTGGTGATTTACGCACCACACGCCTGTTTATCTTTTTACGCTTACGTCTTGTATCAGCCATGTGTTTATTGTCTCTTAACTATTAAAGAATACAGATCATCAACACGCTGCTCTAATCTAGTTAGTTGATCCTTCATACTAGATCCACCATTAGGACGTAATTCGTTAAGCCAGCCTTTAACTAAGAAACGTAATCCTATTAGTACGGCGCTCAGCACGGCGCAACCGCCAGCGCCAAAGGCTGCCCATTCTGCAGGACTCATGCTTCATCTGCACCGAGGCCATAAGCACTGTCGGATTTATCTAAAGCCCTAGCTGCTGGGCCAGCAAGTGCTGCAATAATTACAGACCATGCTGGATCTAAACCTAATTCATTACTAGCTAAGAATGTCAAGAATGACACTAATACGCCACGTGCATAGGATTTAAGTATTGCTTTTTGTTTTTTGCTTATCTTCATATTTTGCCCCCTAGTAGTGGTATATCGAACGGTCTAGAATCTTTATCGCCTAACTTAGAAAAACTGCAATGAAAATGTTTTGTATGTTTGTTAAAGCCTCTATATTTTCGCCACTTAAAATTGAGTATCTTGCTAGCGATCATGCCATTATGAATTATGTAAGATATGCGCTTATCGGTCTTTGCACAGAGTCTGATTTGGTCAGCCAGATATACTGACATCCCTTCGGATGAATCCAAGCGAGAATCCACATCAATGGCTCGTACACACCCATCTGCATCTGGATTATGATCCGATTTTGTGGTGGAATGACGAGCATCACCCAGCCACCCATCAGAGGTAGTGCGACGATCTGGGTACCAGGTATCAATCTGATCTCTTAACTGTGTACCAGCTGCACATAGCCATGGCTTCATAACACAAACTCAGGATCAGGTGTTATCCATCTACATGTATCCTCATCAAAGCCAATAGCATTATCAGGCTCAGGTGGTATAAATGCATCTCTAACTGCATCATAACTATAACCAACACCAGCATAATTATATCTAATGTTATTGTTATAACTAGTGCGCTTGCATACTTGACCCATAAAATTACCGTACCAAGTTTCAGTATCTAATCCTTCAATAGTTTGTGTTTCATCAATACCTGTTATAACTTGTGTAACGATATTGTTCTCATCTAAAAATGCGTAGTGTGCCATTATGCCCAACTCACATTTCCAGTACCAGCTGTAATTGTGGCTCTCTTATATCCACCACTTGCAGCACTTTCTGTACCAGTTAAACCTGCGCCTATTGTAATTGTTTTAGTATCTTCATATCTAAGAATTACTACACCAGAGCCACCAGCTGCGCCAGCAACACTTACTGTGCCACCTGCTCCACCACCGCCACCACCTGTGTTTACTGTACCTGCAACTGGAGCAGATTCATCACCTGCACCACCGCCACCAGAACCACCAGAACCACCTGTGCCAGTACCATCACCACCACCGCCACCGCCGTAAGTTACAGATGAACCTGTAATTGATACTGCAACTCCGTTACCACCATTACCGCCTGCTATTGATGTTGCAGTACCGCCAACTGCGCCTGCTCCACCACCGCCACCGCCGTTTGCATAAGTAGCAAGATCACTACCTCCTGCTCCACCTGCATTACCCTGACCACTTGGAGTAGCACTACCACCAGCATTACTTGTGGCATTACCTCTACCGCCACCACCAGAACCACCATTACCACCTACACCACTTTGACTACCAAGTCCACCGCCTGTAGATGTTATAGATGAAAATACAGAGTTGCTACCTTGTACACCATTGGCATTATTGCCACCGCCTGCGCCACCAGCACCTACTGTTACAGTGTAATTAGTGTTCAAAGATACAGATAGGGCAGTTTCTAAAGCACCACCGCCACCGGTTGCAGTAACAGTACTTCTTAATCCACCTGCACCACCGCCACCAGCATACGCATATCCTGCACCACCGCCACCGCCTGCAATAACTAAAAAGTCTACTGACACTTGTGATGGCGTTGTAGGTGCGAGTGTGCCTGCAATTATGTTACCAATCATTATGCAATAGCCCCTACTACATACCAAGCATTAGCAGCTGTTTTAATACATACTGCTGACTTATATTGTGCAAGTGTTGGTGATGCTGCTGTACCACCGGCACTTAATACTGTTGTAGTGCCAGGTGTTACTGCGCTAATTGTGCAAGTACCTGCACCAATATTTAACACTGTAATCGCTGTGCCTACTGCAAAGTTTACAGTAGCATCTGTTGGTATCTTAAATGCAACAGCACTAGCCTTATTCATAATCTGTAACACTTGATATTGATCTGCACTTACAGCTGTATAATCTACTGTGTTAGCAGTACCTACGGTAAATGCTGTTAAGCCATTAAACATAGCACTGGTAAGTACATCACCTGTTATTGCTGGAAATCCTGTTGCCATTTGTTACTCCTTAGTAAGATAAGACGCTGGTATCTAAAATGCCTTTGCCTATTATAAACCCATCTATGACAGGTTCTAGTGTTGTAAAGGTTGTTTTCCAACTATTCGGTGATATGTTCATACGCACACCGAAAATCTGTAGAGTCTTCTCCAGCAGCGATCCGCCAGGCTGGGTAGTAATGATGGTTATGGGGTCAAAGAAATCTAGGTCTAGGGCTGCAACTACGCCTGTATCATAATTAGGCGTATATAAATCTAGGACTATTGCATCGCATCTGATAGAAGTTTCAGCTCTACTAGCTACATAAGCCAAAGCGTAATCTAGAGCTACTGCATCTGTCTGCATAAGTAGGTTGTCTAAAAAGTAACTGTGTAAAAAGTATTTATCTATAGATGCTTGATTCGATGCTATCTGCGCCGTGCCACCTGTCCTAGTAATTGTGGCTTTGTTAAATATCAATATATCGTTAAGAATCCAACTAGCATCAAAGTAATCTATACCTGTGCCATTGTCTGCAAAGACTGTAGGTGTGCCACCAATAGATCCAACTGTAACTGACCGGTCTTGAAATATGAACGAATTATTGCCATCTACATATAAAGCACCATATTCTGAGGTGGCTACAGTAGTTAGTGCCTGCAGTGCTGTTCTGTTAGTGCCTGGGTCTGCCTGCATAGTAGTAAGACCTGCGTCTATATCACGTTGAGAGGTTGGCCAGTCAATCTCATCTAATATTTTGTTAATACGTGTGCCTGATAATTGTCCAGCCGTAGAGTCTGTAACTGTGCTGATCTGTGCTACCTGCGCCAATCTAAATGCATCTACAGCTTGTATTGTTGTTATAGCGACATCTTCTGCAGATTCACCTGGGTATGTAGTTATGTAACTTGTAATAAATCCTGAAAAAATAGGATAGGTAACATTGTTAAAGGTAGCAGTAATCTGCACCTTTTTCATAGGCGTTAATAAATTGTAATACGGGCCAGTAACATTCTGCGGATTAAAGTCGCCATTTTGATCTACTATGCGTAACGTTAGTGAGCCTGTTTGAAATTGATCTGACAAAGCAGTACGGCCTCGGTTAGTTTCAATACGATCAACTTGATTAGATACATCTACAATTACAGCTGCAGCATCACCTAATACGTTAGTGCCAAATATTGCTTGTCCAATTATTGCAGTCTGTGCAAAGGCTGGCCCAGTACTGAAGTTAATTATTGCATTTATTACTGGTATTGACATTAAGGTAATCCGCCATTAGGTGCAGTGTTATATCCACTACGGCCAGCAATCTGAATACTTTCTGCCATCATTTGAGCAAACCTATCGCCAGATGGTGATTCAATTTTTAAGTTTACATCTAAAGATTTAGCACCGAACTCTCTAGCTCTTTCTGTTGCAATTTGCGACACATTCATACCAGCATAGGAAGATGATCCTACTAACCGAGTTGCAAGGTCTTGAAAATACGCAGTTGCACTAAATGCATCACCACCACCGCCGCCACCTAAAGACATGTTGCCAGATTCTTTTAATCTTTCAGCTAATATTTGTGCCATGCTCATATTAAAATAACCCATAGTGTTGACTAATGATTCTGCTAGTTTTTTAAAATAATCAATAGTAGTATCACCAACTTTATTTAAAACTTCGGCCAACTTTTCAGCGGCTTTTGCGCTTTCCATTTCTGCTAAATATTTCTTAGCCAAAGCCTCATTATTATCTAATATGGCTAATTTTGCATTTAAACGTAATTTAGTCTCTTCATCGGTTGCAGCGTTTAGTGCAGCTGTAAGTCCTATGCGCTCTAAGTCAAACTTATCTCGTAATAAATCTACGGCAGTCTTTTTCTTCAATATATCATTTTCTTGCTTACGTAATGATACAGAGTTTTTAATTACTTGTGCTTCTAGTTTTCTTTGTTGGGCATTTATACGCCCTGCGGTTCTTTCCTGACCACCTCGGTCTTGCTGTGGCATAGCATTTCTGCCTATTTGTTGCAAACCACCTATATAGGCACCTATTACTGGAATATTCCTTACATCAAATAGACTGCCCAGTCCAGGTATAGTTGTTAATTCTTTAATTTTCTTAGCTACTACGCTAAGACCATAAATTACTTCACTTGTAGCCGTGGCAAAATCTTCCATGTTATTGGTTAAGCCTTCAATACTATTATCATCACCTAACGCAGTTAATGCATCTAATAACCCTTTACCTATAATTTCTTGTGCATTGGCTGCTGCTACCTTTAATAGATCCATCTTTCCAGCATAGGTAGTTAATCGGGCTGCAGATTGACCAGCAAACTTATTATTAAGTTCTTCCATGATTTTATTCATGTCGCCAGTCTTTAATAATGTCTTACTTAAACCAGCACCTAACCTACTTAAACCAGTCGTATTACCTGCGTAGCCACGTGATAAAGCTGAGGTAACTTCACTTAATGACTTACCTGTTGCAGCGCTTACATTTAATGCAGTATTTAATGCTTCTTGGCTTTTAGTTATAGATCCAGTTACTGTCAAAATCTGCTGGAATGCTGGGCGTAATTCATCATCTAATACACCTGTGGCTTTTTGCAGGTTAGCAATATACAGCTCTACACCTGGTGCGCTAAACTGATAGCCAGTATTCTTTAATTGTTGCTCTAATGACTTGGCGGCTTTTTCATCGGCCATAAATGCTTGTACTGCTTTTTTACTGTAATTAGTTAGGGCGTTAACGCTAAACGCTGCAGCAAAGACTTTAGCAAAACTCTTTATTTGTTTTTCAAAGGTGCTAACTTCTTTTTTAGCCTTCTTTAATCCTTTATTATCAAAGGTGCTGAGAGCCGATACTACTAATGTAGGCACAATTAGACCCCCTTAAATCCACGAGCTGATCGCTCTTTATAAAATCCTAATACTTGACCCTTTTTCTCTAAAGGTAATTTCTTGTAATACTGAAATATTGCATCGTCTATTGCCTTCTTCAAATCTTCGTAAATCTTGCCCTGGTCTTCTGCCCACGCTTTATAAATTACACGGCCCTTATTCTTACGACCTCTGCGGCCTACAGATCCTGCAAGTGTTGCATCTACTACATTAGGTAATGCCTGTATAAATTGCACGCCTGCATTTGGGTTAAGTGATGCACCTTGTGATCCGCCTGTTTTGCGTCCTGCAGTCTCATAGATCGCACCAGCTGCTGACTCGTTAGATACATAATTATAAACTGAGTAGCCTTTTCTGTTTTTCTTATTAGGGCCTAATTTATATTTAATACCGCTTCTAGCTGTAGATTGATCGTACGCTGGAAATGGTCTGCGCTGGCCTGCTTGTGCTTCGGCTTGTTTTGTCCATCCACTTAGCACATTTTGCTCGCTTGGTAAATATTGTTTAGCCTTGTAGGCAACCTGCATCATAGGAGTTTTAAGACTTGTTTTAACGTTCTTATACATGTCTTCATCTATCTCGTCAATAGCTTTAAGGAACTCTCTAACGCCGTTTACCACGACTGGCATTTTTTAACTCCTTAGATCTATCGTTTAACACTTGGATGATAGCCCTGAGCATTTCTGCATCCATGTCAATAAACTCGCTAGGCGCGATCCCAGTCTCTATACTTAAAGCAGCCACTGTATAGAGAATGGAGTCACGCGGTACTATTTTTTTTCTTCGTCCATCACCTCTACGGTATCTAGTGAGTCAATAAACTCAATACCAAACACAGGTACGGTGATATTAGCCCTACGTAAACACTCATGCGCCAAGAAATAAATCTCGGTCTGCCGTTCATGGTCACGTAGGACTTTACTAATTCCTGCGCCGTACTTTAACTCGAAAGCGTACTCGACACCTGGCGTTATCTTATGTTCTGTGATTTCGCCATTAGCCCTTGTTATCTTTAGCTTTGCCATTACTACTCCTTAATTAAGGTGTTACGTCTACTACTATAACTGAATTACAAGTAAATGTAATGCTCTGAGTCGATATATCGCCTACAGATCCATTTAGATCTTGTGTGTTATTAACCAAAACTGTAGTTTGATACTCAGGATTAGTTGTGCTGATTGCTGCTGAACTGCGCTTAATTACTAGTGGCACTGTTGTACCCCATGCTGCTGCAAGTGTTGCAGTAACTGCGTTAGCACCTGATGCAGCTGTATCGTTTAATAGATCTAATGTGATTGTTGATGCTTCTAGACCTTTAGTAAACTTGTGAGCTGAGTCGCCCATCGCTGTTACTTCTAGTTCATCAAAGCTGCGGTTAATTGTGACGCCTGTAACTACGCCTGAAATATCGACGCTGTTAAGGGTAACAACCGCACCATTACTTAGAAATACGGCCATTATTCTTCCTCTTCTTTCTTTATAGCAGGTTTTTTAACCGCTGCTGGTGGTTCGGTAATCTGGCCGATTCTAGCCAGAAATCTAAGGTCTTCCTCAGTAAATCCTTTATAACTCATATTAACTCCAACTCGTTAGGATTGATACAGTAATCTCAGACACAAGCAGATCACCACTTGCTGCATTAACTATTGCTGGTGCTGAAATGCTAGATATGTTCATCTGATAAGTAGCAGCGGCTAATTTTGTAACTACTGCTAGAATATAATCTTCCATGCCAGCCAAGTTACCCTGGTTGTCAAATGCTGGTTTTGTAATAATAATCTTAAATGTTGCTAATGGATTTACACTTATCTCATCGTTATTAGATGGCGTAATGTATGGATCGCCAGGTGTAATTACCACTGCATTAGCTAATAATGTTGCAGGCGGATAACTGAAAACTGACCAAATTCCGGCATTAGTTAAAGTAGTTGCTAAAGTAGATCTGAGTGTAGTTATTGCTGCTGGCATTAGCCCACCAGTGATGCTGGACTTGAATACGGCTGGATGAGACCACGCACTCGGTTAATCAGCTGATAACCCATCCGATAAGGGCTGGCAGAGATCCCATCCATACCGACCCCACCAGTCTGGCTGACTTGACGTGCTTGCCAGATATCTACAGCTACGATCATCGCAGCCTCTCTGATTGCAGGGGTTGTCGCGTAAGATTGAGTCTTATGATCTGGGCCTGTGGCCACTCCGTACGGTACTACTTTATGAAAATCTTGATCTGCACCAGTTTTAGCATATTGAACAAATGAATAACCATTAGGATAATTAGTTTGACCATATTGGTACATAAATACTGGAATTAAATTAGTTGAACCAGTGCTAGGTGGTATTGTGCCAGTAATTGTAACTGCACCATTAAATGATGAACCACATGCACTTACTGTAATTGTTTGACCTGCTACAAACGCATTGGGATTAGCGAGCATAAGTGTGCAGACATTATTGCTACGAGCTGTTCCCACTACTGGGGCAGTATTAAACCAAAGATATTGATTGATTAGATCTTCGCTACTTTGACAAACTTCTTCTATCGTAGCATCGGAGTAAAGTGAACCAATTCCGAGATTAGCCCGTAACTCGGCCACGGTAACATAACTGGCTGGCATCTTTACTCCTTTGCTAATAGCTCTCTGGGGCTAGGGCTACTAAACCCCAGAGATTACTTATTTGATCGGTTTTATCAGGTCTTCTGGAACTTTAAGATTCCGTTAGGCATCTTGGCGATTGTTGCCATGTAGCCATAGATCGCAACCTGTACTTGTAGGTTAGATACTACGTTTACGGACATGAAGTTCTGTGCTGAGCGATATACGGTGAACGCTTCTGGTGCCAGGATAATTGCTGAGTTGTCGTCAAATGTAGTAGCTGTGAAGTTCTTGTCTACGTATAGATCAAGTCCTAGCACGTTACCACGAATTGATTGTGGCCCAACTTGTCCAGCTGCGTTCATTGGTTGTAACGCATTAAATACTGGGCGCTTTGTTGTATCTTGTGCACCGATTAACGCACCCCATTGTGCTGGGTTAGCGATGTAATTCTGTGCAAAGTAACCTGTGTTTGTGTAGATAGTACGTGCACCTTCTGTTGCGAATGCAACAATTCCATCTAGGTCTGCAGTTGTATTTGTGCCATTAGCACCAGCTTGAATTAACGCTGCTAATACAGTCTGATCTAAACGCTTTAAGTATGCATACTCAAGTTGCTTAGTAAGTTCTGCATAGAAGTTTGGATCTGAGCGCTCTAGCAATTCAACTGAGAGTGTGTTCATACCAGCATACTTAGATACTGTGCCAGTTAGGTACTGTGTTTGCATATCGGTATTTTGTACTGCGCCGCCTTCTGCCTCTACAGTTACTTCTGGTGCAACACCATTTCCGCCACCAACTGATGTAACCAAAGAAGGTACGTTAATTGTCATACCTGATGTTGGTAGTGTGCCTTGTGAACATGCATCGATTGCTGGTGTACCAAAGCGAGTGTTAGTTACAAACTCACTTAGGTATTGTGTTGGAGAAAATGCAGGGTTAGTTGAAAAATCATCAGCTGCGGTTACATATAGCTTTGAGTCTTCGTTACCTAGTGCAGCCTTAATCTTGTGCTCTGTGTAAGCAGCCATAGATGTAATTGGCGTACGGATAGATGTTTGAATTAGTGGTGCTGTAATAACTGGGCGTGCGGCTTCTACTGTAGGAGTAGCAGCCTCTGCCTTTGCTTCTTGTGGCGCTGTTGCTAAATCTTCCACAGGAGCCTCGCTTTCTTTAGTTTCGATTGGTGTCTCTGCTTCGCTTTCGCTCGCAGCAACTTTAGTTACTTGCGCTGCACTAAATGCAGGCGATTCGACCAGGCTTACCTCTTTTAAAGTTGCGCTGGTTACATATAAATAATCTTTTTTCTGTACAGACTTATTAACGTCTACGCCGACAGACAGGCCATCAATTAACTGTTCGCCAGCAAGGATTAAAGCATCTTGACCTTGCATTGATGCGCTGATTTTAAATGATGCGTAAATGCCATCTTCTGCTTGGTTAAACTTTTGCATTCTGCCAATAGGACGCTCTGCGCTGTGTTGCATAAGCATCTTAACCTTACCTGGATCACCGATCTCGATTGAGCCTTTAGCAAATACGACCTTACCAACGGAAGTGTTGCCTACTTCTTCAAAAGGCACGATCTTGCCCGCGATTACTCTGCGCTCTGTATCCGCAGCTTCTACTTGGCTACTGAATGTAAGTATCATCGTCTTGTTCTCTTCCGTTAGGTGTTAGGTTTTCCATTTCTTTTGCATCATCCACGTCAATAAGACCCAGAGATAACATTTTCTCTATTGCTTCTAGTCGCTTCATTGTGTCTGCACGTAAGAATGATTCTTCAATAGCAAAGCGCACTGTGTGTCCACGTGGGGTAATATCGTCCATGCTTAGGCGGTCTTCAATAGCACAAATAAATGGCTGTAGTGAATAGGCTACAAACTCTTTACGGCCATCAATAATATTCTGATAAGTCATGCTGTTGTTCATGTCTGCAGATATGTAATATGCAGGTACGTTCATCGCTCTAGCGATTTGAGTAGCCAGGTATTGTTGCGCCTCGTTGTACATCATATCTTTAGGACTAAATCCAGTAGTCTCATAAGATAATGTGCTAGTTAAATATGCTGTAGATCTATTTAGCCGACTTTGCTTCCATTGTGCTAATAATCCTGATACTTGCTGCTCTGGTAAATCTGCGCCTGTGTTTTTAATATAGCCAGACGGCATTGGTGTCTGTGATGATACAGCTGCGGCTTTTTCTAAATCTAATGCGCTTTGTATTGTACGCGCTGCAGTTTGTAATACGCCTTGTGTTAATCCTTGGAAAGTGATAAGTGAACCAATACCGGACATAGGTGCATCTACACCATCTACATAATATGCACTAACTTCTGTGCCAAACTTATTAGTAGTAAATGTAACTCGGTTATTAGCAATCCACTCAAATCGTGATGGTCTTAAATCATCTGCATATAATTCTGTAACGCGCCAATAAGCAACGCCATAAAATAACAGACTATCGACAGTCCAGGATAAAGTGACGGATCGTGGCTGCCGATAATCTGGCTGTTCTAACCAAAGAGGACTCCCCAGTACCTCACCACTTAACTTCTTATAAAGTTTTAGTGGCAGGTAGGAAACTACACCAGCAATAAGATTTCTGCAACGACTTACAGCTGGTACTTGCATTGCATAATTACGATCTAATCCACCAGGAAAATTACCGACACCTGTAGTAAATGAACCATAGCCATAAGCTGTGTCCATAATGGCAGGGGCGTATTGCGCTGTGACGGATTCAGTTTTTTTGTTTATACCCAAAGCAGACAATAGACCCATATGTATATGTTATACCATAAAACGGACTTATGGTGCAAGTTAGACAAATATTTGCGCGGTTTGCTGTGGGCGTGTCAACTGGCTTACTACCATAGCCAAAGATATTGCAGCTGTAACGTCGCCTGCAGACTTACGCCTAATAATGCGCCAGCCAGCATCGCTAGTCTTGGCAGCACAGTTATTTAAATGTTGTACTAGATCTGCCTGACCACTATGCACCATTCTGCCGTTAGCCATAGCATCTGATAGATCTGAACATGCTTGGTAAAACGCTTGACCCGATACATCTTGCATACGCCATCCGCTTTGCTCTAATCGTGTGGCTATTGACTGCGTGGCATACTTGTCAAAACAAATTATGTGTGGATGGTACTTACGTGCCCACTCATTTACATCACTTGCCATCTTAACTTCATCTATTGCAATATCACTATGCCACAGCTGTGCAAGTCCGACTGCTATTTTGTCGTCTTTTATTTGACCCATTATTAACGCACCTGATCTGCGTGTGGGTGCAATATCAAAGGCCATTATAGTCATAGGCCCGACAGGTATCTCTAGGGTGCTATCACTGCATGCTTCAATAGATCCATAGACCCAAGGGCTCACAGCACTATCTACCCACTGGCATAACATCTCGGTACGTGTAGCTTCTATGCTATTTGTGTTTACAGATTCTTCTAATGTGTCCTCTGTTATTAAATGCCCTAATGCTGGATTAGCCATAGCCCAGGCTTTGCGATCATGGATTTTACAGTGTTGAGGTGCGCTGTATTCGTAATAACCTAAATTGTCTGGTGGATAAGACTTGCAACGCTCTACTAAATCATTAAGCACTGTACTAAATCCATCACCTGCGTTACTTGTCATTAAAGTCATGGCCGCTGGTCTGGCACGAGTGACTGGCAGTGCAGCTGTATACGCTTCTGGTGTCCATTCACGTAATTCATCTATGTATAGAAAGTCTGCAGTCTTACCACGTGGTGCATCTCTAGTGGCTGCTGCTATCTCATACCTAGCACCGTTATTTAATGTAATAGATTCTTGACCGTTAGCAAGTCTTATCTGTCTTACTTGTTTTAATAGAAATTCATTATCTTGTATTGTGTAAGCAACCTGCCTAAATGTATCTAATGCCATATTACGATTAGAAGACATACCCAGCACGTTCTTAGATCCCCATAGGAAGAGATGCGACAGTATTAGCATACGTGCCAGGTGCGTCTTGCCGTTTTGACGGGCAACTAATACTAGAGCTGTTTTCTTACGCCACATACCAACATCATCTACAGCTAGTAGATCATCTAGCACCCAGCGTTGCCAGGGTATAAGCGGTAAACCAATCTTTACAGCTAGATCTGCAACTTCTTGTGATTTAGATGAGCCTTTTAATAAAGGCGTGTGGATTCTAGGCTCAGTGCTGCCAATTAGCCCGACCCCTCGTGGCGTCTGTTTTACTTCCGTATCATTCTGCATCAAAGTTAAGCGTATCAGGTTTAATAAATGGTGAGTCTGGCACTGTTCGCACCGTCTCAGGGAGAGAACGTTGTGA